ATTCTGGCTACTCGCTCCAATTTGGGGTCTTAGCTCATCTGGGAGAGCGACTGCCTTGCACGCAGTAGGTGATCGGTTCGAGTCCGATAGATTCCACCAATAATGAAAAAGCTCCCGCGGGAGCTTTTTTTATGTCTAATTATTTTTTATTATTGTTAACTGGTATTGTAAAATGAGAAAACATTCCAGGAAGAAGATCTTCTTTTTCTTTTTTGGTATTTGCTTTACCACCATATCTTTTTGTTATAGCTCCGTAAGCCTTTTCTCTACCTTTATCTGATTTGTCAGATGAGAAATCAAAACTTTTTATTGGAGTACCTTCTTCTTCCATTTTATTTTTATGCGCCTGTAGTATATTGCCAACTGTAGATAATACGCGTACAGAGTTATGGCCAAAGTCATTGGTCATATTATATGGATTTTTGTTATCGTCGGAATTTGATCTTTGTTTAAAATAAACAGATGGATGTTCTTCATCACCTGCTTGATGCATAATATTAACTTGCATCATTTTTAAATTACCATCTTTATCATGGGCATTGAACCCATATGTATGTTCTGTATCTTGAGGATCATCAGTCTGATGCTCTTCTTCGTTACTACCTAGATACAGATGCGGATATGGCGAATTAAATATTTCGGCTATGTAGGATTTAAAGCGTTTCATATAGACCTCAAGGTTATTTTATCTATTTATCCTCTAAAGATCTCTAACACCTTATCAATATAAAAAGCACGATCTTTGATGAAAATCTGAGGCGTGCTTTCATCATCTACGGCTATCATAATAACAATTTTAGGAACTGATAAGTTATATGTCCATTCAAACATCATAGAGTAAACAGTAGCTTGCAAAAAGTAATTCTCGATATGACTTTCGTCTTTTAATCTTTTAGATGTCTTAAAGTCAATAATAGACAATACACCATCATACTCTGCTACAAGGTCTGTTCGACCTGCACACTTGAGAACTTTAGAAGCCAGTGGTGTTTCAATACCTAAAATGGTTCCAATATGTTTATCTAAAACAGGTTGAAACTTCTGAAACGTCTCTATATTAATTGGCATTTCTTTTTGAAAGAAAGGTGTCATATCCTCATTGAGAAGATACTTCTCAGCCATATTATGTACAGAGGTACCTCTACGTGCAGCTTGAGTGGAGACACGATTGGCTTCTTCATCGCCAACACGTTTTCTCCACTCAAGTAATGCAGACTTATCTGTTTTTTCACCTAGAATAGTTGTTACTGATTTTAACTTAGTAACGCCATCTTCTAAAACATAATGTCTTTGTCCATCAATTGTTTCAGTAGTAAGATCTACAACTGGTACAAACTGATGTTTAAATATTCTACGCGACAATCTTCAACCTATCTTTCTGAATAATATAATCTTTCACCATAGAACTTCTAACAATATCATTTTCATCGAAGTCAATAAAAGTAAACGACTTCATTCTTTGAATAATTTTTATGAAATCTTTTAGACCATTTTTGTCACGCTCAAAGGTAAAGTCAGACTGTCTAAAATCTCCAGAGAAAATAATACGGCAATTTTTACCAACACGTGTAATAACAGAATCAAGTTCATGTAATGTCATGTTAGCAATTTCATCAACAATAATGATACAATCATTAAGAGTAACACCACGAATAAAAGAAGTAGAAATAAAATCTACAACTCCCTTTTGTTTGAGGTATTCATAAGAATCGCCTCTACCAAAAAGTTCTGAACAAATTGCATAATATGGAGCTTCGTAAACTTTAGTTTTCTCTTTTGTATTGCCTGGAAGAAATCCCATTTCTCTAGTAGGAACTACGCTTCTAACGATAATAATTTTTTTATAATTAGTTTCTTGCGTAAGAACTTGTTCAAGAGCGAGATAAAGAGAGATAAAGCTTTTACCAGTACCAGCAATACCATGAAGCATTAAATTTTTACCACTATTATATGCTTCAAAAGAAAGTTTTTGATTCTGTGTTAATGGATCTATATTCTTTAGTTTAAAATTTAATTTCTCTTGATTTATTTCTTTCTGACCGTTTTGACGAAGGATTCTTTTTTCTTTTCTTGTTAACCTTTGATTCGTTTCCATAATGGTCCTTATTAAAATGTATTGACGGTACTCCTTGAAATACCTTTGCTATGTTCCTTCTTAATATTTTTTAACAGATCTCGGAAACCATTGTCTGGTTTACCCATACCTCTGCCAGAAGAAATTAAAGGAGCGCCGTTTACTAATTGAGTTATGTTTTTATTTTCATTTAGATATACATCTAGAGCCGAGATACTCATAAAGTCCTCGAACTCCTCGCCAGTTTCATTATTTACAAACCTATACGTTGGCATTATTTCCATTCCACTTTCATGTATTCTAGATTATCTTCTACATCTTCTTCATAATCTATAGGGTCAATTCCCTCATTATCTATCTCGATCAATATGTCTATGTTCTTAGTTTTCAAAGCCTGATTTACTCTTTTTTTTCTTTTCTTTTCGAGATAGTTAGATGAGGAAGAATATTCCTCCTCATCTTCATAGTCATATCTTTTATACTTATTAAGCGCTGACTTGCCCATTGATCAATCCTGGAAGTGCCTCTACTACGTGTTGAAGGGTGATGCCTTTAATAGGCTTCTTGTCTTTAATTTCGCTCAGCATCGCTGCATCGGCAGGTGCACAACGCTCAAGAAACTCAACAAACATTGTTTCTCTTTTAAGTTGCGCAAGCTCATCATGAAAACCTTTAATAAAGTATCTGAGTTTTTGACAATCTCTGATAAGAACATTTTCCTGATCGAATAAGTCATTTGGTTTATATGGTGGTACGCCTGGAGGCAACAACCATACGACTCCTGGATCATAAGCACCCTGAAGGATAATACGTAATGGCAAACTATCATTAAACCTAAGAGCTTCAATTTTCTCTTGAGTCTTTTTCATTTTGCCAACTTTTTCTAAAAATTCTGCTATTCCAATTTGCATTTAAAACTCCGCGATGTTTTCCATAAGATTTTTCAATCTGTTTGCGATAAAGTAATTCATAAGTTTTGAACGATCCCGTCCAGCTTGAGCATTATATTGTTCCATAACTTTACTACGAATTTCCTTCGGTGTAAAGCTCAGGTCAATCAATTGTGCATTACGTTGATAATTTCTAGCAACAACACTATCATACTGTGAAATATCTAGATGCATAAGATTATCCATCTTTTTGGTAGTCAATGGCTTCTGTCGGTCACCAACCACAAAGCAATTATCATTTGAGAGAATATTAGGTACGCCATCTCCTGCATCGCCTTTCATAATATGTTCTTTGAGAAATTTATTTGGATCATCATGCTTAACCCATTTTTTACGAGTAGGATCATACTGTGATACATTTGAATATGTATGAAGCTGAATGAAATCTTTATCGCCTGATAAGATCAATATTGGAGCACCACCAATTTCGGCTCCAAATTCTTTCACGAGAGTGCCGATAATATCATCGGCCTCTGCTGATTCAACATCAATAACTCTGTAGGGGAAATATTCTTTAAGTTCCGAACGAATCTTATTCATGCATTCAAAGATAGATTTCCAATCCATCTCAGATGCTTCTTGATTCTTTTTACGGTTTGCCTTATAATAAGGGAATGCCTGTTTACGCCAGTAATTGGTGTTATCACAAGCAATGACCAGCTCGCCATACTCGCTAGTAAATTTAGTTTTATAAGAACGCAAGGAGTTCAAGATCATATGGCGAACCATATTCTCTTCAAGCTGGGCATTGGTATGGTTTCCTAATTGCATTAGCAGATTAGACAACATAACCTGATTCAAGTCAACAATAATCACAATTCACCTATTCTTCTATATTTTCACTTCTTTTTAGATCGATAGTAAGTTCATCAACAATTTTTAATGCATCTGGATCTTCTTCATCTTCAACAAAAACTTCTTGCGATATTCTTTGGAAAGGATGGTATATTCCATAGTATTTACACATCGCAGATCGTAAGGATTCAATAATAAAAGCACCATCTTTAATATCTAACAATTCATCTTCTTGAATTTCTTCATCACCAACCATAGAAAATCCAGCAATGTCTAATTGATTGAATATCATTGGCGCGATACTAGCTATCGTTTCCTGAATATGATAATGCTTAATCAATTCAACGTTACGATCGATTTCCTCGAACGTAGAGTATTTAGGTTCTTTCACACTTTTTTTAGGAAAGATGATAACATTGTTGCTTCCTATTATATCATTCATAGTATACCTTATTTTTATAGGAAAGTCAATCCTTATTTTTATTTATATCATGACGTTCTGTAGACAAATTTAGCCTTTGGAAATTCACGTGGAACATCCTTCAAACTAGTCAGCAAAGCTTCCCATTGATGGATTCTGCTATTCCAATTATAGAACACATCAGCATAAGCCTTTTGTACATTTATCTTTTTAAAGTATTCTTCGTCTGAAAGAGTGTTCAACTCTTCAATTGAATTTTTAAGAACGGTGTAAAAGATATTTGCATGATCTGCTAAATCTTCGCTATACTGGTACATGTGAGTCCAATTAGCAGAAGTTTCTGGAAGAGCGCCATAGTTAGGATGAACGCAAACAACACCTGCACTCATTGCTTCCATAAGAGAGATACAGCTGGTTTCTTCCCAGATATTAGGATAAGAATAGATATGAGCCTTCTTTAAAACTTCATGGATTTCTTCGTTTGATACAGCGCCATGATAATTAATACCAGGAGTGTTGTTACAAGCGTCAAACAACTTTTGGAAAGGTTCATCTCTCTGATCCCATCCATAAACTTTGAACGAAGAATAAACATCAAGTTCAATGTTATCGTATGTTTCTTTTAGCTTCTGGAAAACTGGAACAAGAATTTGCAAACCACGGTGTGGAGTTGTATGATAAACCAACTTGATAACATCACGCTTTTTATCTTCAACAGTGAAGTTAATCGGTTCGATGCAATTATGAAGAACAATACACTTATTCCATGGAATTTGATACCTATCGATATAGGCTTTCATTTGATAATGAGAAGAGAATACCAACTTATGGAACTTTTCCCATCCGCGATTTCTTAGGTGTTCTGATTCTGGGTCACCTGCTAAATCTTGTAACCAAAGGATACGTACATGATTTTCAGAAAGTTCTTCATGAACACGTGATACAAATATTTGAAAATTATCAAACAGTGCAGGGTCTAAACGCTTTTCAAGCGCATATTTCATTAATTCTGTGCCACCTTTGGCGTTACCAGAAAGTTTATCTTTTGCGAAAGGCATTATATGCTCCTATTTCAACCAAATTCTATTTTCATTATACCAGTTAGAAACCTTTTCGATTCTCTGTTCAATAGGCATCGAAGGTTGCCATCCTAAACCACGTAGATAATCGCCTGAAATAGCGTAACTAAAATCATGTCCTGGACGTTCAACATTAGGGTCAACTAATTGATAATCAAGTTCAACTTTTAAACTTAAAGCTAACATCCCTGCAATTTGAAGGTTATTCCATTCAATATCAGATGCGATGTTAAACTTCGGGCAGGATCCTCCCATACTATTAATAGCAATTTCTTTTAAATTCAAAATGAATAAAAGAGCAGAGGCTACATCCTTAGCATGGAGATAACAACGGCTACCAATCTTGTTGGTTTTGCTATCATAGTGGATAATTAATTGTTCTTTATTGACAATTTTCTTGAGACACATAGGAATGTATTTTTCGGGATTCTGACGTTCGCCGTAGACATTCATTGTATGCGTAATGTATATAGGCAGTTTGTAAGTGTTCTGATATGCTACGCACATAGCCTCACCAGCCGCTTTAGAAGCCGAGTAAGGGTTGGTAGGATTAAATCTATCATATTCAGAGAAACTATATCCAGGAACTGCTGGGCCAAATACTTCATCCGTAGAGAAGTATACAAAACGATTGAGGTTATCTAAAGTTCTGGCATATTCCAATAGATTGACAGTGGCAACTACGTTGTTCTCAACAAATTCCATGGGAAACTTGATAGAGCGTGTGACATGAGATGCAGCTGCTACATGTAGGATAATATCAATTGGTCCGATAGTATCGGCGATTTGCGGGCTAATAGCTGCCCGAAGATCATGATGAACAACTCTAACACGTGACTTGTCGGCCCGACCGCCGACAACCTCTTCAATTCTGTTGAGGTTACCAGAGAAATCGAGCCGATCCAAGCTGACGATATTATAGTCTGTATTATCAAGAAAATACTCAATAATATGGTGGCCGATAAATCCCGCGCCACCCGTCAATAATACATTCATTTTTATGCCTGTCTAGTAATAAACAACTCACGTTCGCTATTCGTATGGAAAAACTCACGAACAGTCTGAACAACAACATCCTTGTCGAATGTCTTGCAGCTGAAAACATCAAGATAGAATGTATCAGTATCGTTACAAAAATGAGCGCAGATATTTGATGTTTCGATCAGCTGAACAAGCGTGTAACCTGCCTTATTACCAGTACCGAAATTGACAATCTGTGGTTCGCCATAAGCTACCATATCAATACGCTTGACTAATTCCTTAGTAAATGCTGCGATATTTGCAGAGTCAGTAATAGATGCATGATCCGCTCCAGCGCAGTCAAGCATAAGATGGTAGCCCCAATAGTTAGCCATTATTTTCCTCATAATTAATCTTGTTAATAAAATTTAGTTTCTTGTCTTCAGTCCATGTTTGTAGATAGTCATTATCTTCATCAAACATACGAAGGTATTCTTCCTTGCTAATCTCACGATGAGAAAGGATAACTGTAGGCTCTAGATGCTGTTGTGAAAATTCTGCGAAATCCGAATCTGTTTCTCTCATAACAACTTCATCAAGAGCATGATCAATATCATCTTCAACTTCTACACAATAACGTAAACGAAATTGTGATAGAACATCAACCATAACAAGCTTTTTCATATTAGTATGCAGGCAATGATTGGATATAAACAATGCTATCGATACGGAAAGAACGCCATCCGTTTTGTTCGATATCCCATGCGCAAATAACATCTGTATTCTCTGCATGATATTGTTTTTCAGCTTCAATCTCTTCGTTGATATATTTAGCTGGTAGCATTTCAGGCTTTAGAGTACATTTCATAATTCGATTATTACCATCGACCTTTGTGAAAGAAACTTCAATCACATTTACTCTCAAATCTTTGAGAATTTCATCACGCTTATATAATCCCATATCAATTGCCCTCATTCAAAAGTTTACGAGTGTCTTGTGTTTCTTCCATTAGCTTATGGCGAAGTTCGGTGTACCCACCAATACGAAACCCATCAATAACAACTACTGGAAATGATTTTGCTTCTGGAAATTTCTCTAAAAGAATTTCGCGAGTAAAATCTTCATCCAATTTCTGTTCGGTAAAAGGAATTTGCTGATCCCGAAGTAAGCTCTTTGCTCGCGAGCAATAAGGGCAATCGGGCTTTGTATAGATTTCTACATTCATGATAATTTAGTCTCCCAGTACATTTCAATGTCATAACCATTATCTGGATCATACCCAGATTCAACCATATCTAATCTAACGAGCAGTTCAAGATCGCTATATCGTGATACAAAATCAAACATATTATCCTCCATAATCTATTATACTATAGATTTCAATAAAAGTCAACAATTTCATCTGCAACGCCTAACTGAACTGCTTCTTCTGCAGTTAACCAAACATCTTCGGGCGGCAACAAATATTTCTTAATCTTAGCTTCTGTTAAGCCAGTGCATTTCTTATAATGCTCAATGATTCTATCATTGGTGTTATTAAATTCTTTAACGCGAGCCATAAGTTCATGTTCCTTACCAAAGGACATCCATGAAAATTGGTGAGAAAGTATGCTGGTATTCTTAGTAATATACCGATGCCCTTTTTTACCTGCAATGAAGGTAAGCAACCCGCAACTTGCAATTTCACCAAGACCATAGGTATAAACTGGAATACTTGATCCCCTCATCGTATCGATAAGTGCAAATGCAGATGGCACTTCTCCACCAGGAGAATTGATAATCATCTTGATCATTTTAGGATAATCTTTTTTCATCAAGTTACGGGCAATAATAAACTCGATCGCGTCACCTGTTGTGTGAGGGTCGAATGCTTTATTGAAAAGTAAATAATGATGATCTGCGATATTTGGAATATTAGTTTTATCTTCTTTTATGATCATAATGTTTCCAGTTCTAATGGAGTGGGGATTTCTCCCCACTCTTTATTTTATATTTTTCATTACTTTTTTGCAATAAGAAGAATCTTTTGCTATTGATTCTAATCCTCTATTATATAGAGTAGCTGCATGACACAAATTACCATCTGCTTTGTCGATGGCCATTTTTAAATATTGAAAGGCATATTCTAGATTGGTATCAGGGTCGTATAACTGACTACATTTTCCTTCCAATCCTAGGTTTCGAGCAGTACCGCATTGGATTTGCCCGAGACCAACTGAACTTCCGTTTCGCGCTTTAATATTATAGTTTGATTCTACTGTAATAATTGCATGCGCAAAAGATGGAAGTATTTGATGTTGATTAGCTTTATATGTAACTAGATCTTGTATAGTTAGATTTCCTTTCTGATCTTGCTCGTCTGAACGAGCTTCACATGAGGTTACATAGGCTGAAGTCAACATACTAATCCCCATAAGGGGGTATAGTATAAGTCTCTTCATCTTCTCTCCTTAGTGGTTACATAGAGATACTCTCTCTATGCTTTACACAATAAGCGATAAAGGATAACGCTTTGTGATATACTATTTATAGTATATGGATGGTAGGCATGGCCCGACTCGAACGGACACTGGTGCTCTTATGAGGAGCAGGTACTAACCCTTATACGACACGCCCAATTTTTTTATTTTTACAGTTATCTCCATGCCTTTTTTTGTTGATTGTATAAAATTTCTTTCATACGGTCGGCGGCGTAGGAAGCTGCGTTTTATGCTATTTTTTGTTGGTTATATAAAATTTCTTTTAGTCGGTCAGCGCAATAAGATGCAGCAAAAGCATTTGGTTTAACAAGAGGAATAACATTACACATACCCCTAATGTAACCAGTTGCTTCGTTGATAACACAAGAAGAACCATGATGTTCATCAGGATTAATATCCAAATGCACTTCAACATGCCTATCCTCCAACACTTCTGCCAATTTCAAATATAACTCAGCAATTTTCATCACTTCATTCATCAACCGCATACGAGGTTTATCTTTTTGTTGATCATAATCACGTTCACGAACAACTTCACCAAAAATCTTACAACCACGATTACCCTCATAATGTACAACAATGGCTAATGTATAATCTGCATACCATACATTATTAATCAGGAAACGTTCTGAATCACCACCGATATAGATTTTTGTTGCTGGTGATTGAGCATTGATGAATGTCGCAACTTCTGTTAGATCAATTTTCTTCATATTTCACCTATTTGTTTTGGTGCCCACGGTCAGACTCGAACTGACAAGCCGAAGCGGGAGATTTTAAGTCTCCTGAGTTTACCATTTCTCCACGTGGGCGAGAATTCAATTATACCTTATTTTAATAAAAAAGTCAAATTAAATTTTCACATGCGCCTTATGAATTTTTACAGAGATCCATGAATTATAATATAAATCACTTTCTAAAACTTTATGTTCAAATTGCTGTTTAGCTTCCCAGTAATTACATTCGCCCTTTGTCTTACAAAGTCTTAATATAACTCTTTGAAATTTATCAGCGCCTGTTTTTTCAACATCTTCTTGTAGTTCTTTATTAGAACCGTAATATGTTTTCCAATCTGAGGCTATTTTAACTTTTTTTCGTTTACCCTTGACCTGTTTGGTCCTAGAGAATTTGAAAAGTTTTTTACCAATATACATACGTTGATTTGTAAGATTGGTTATCATGTAGATAAAACCTACATAATCTTCTATTATTTCTTCTTGTATCGGTATACCATAGTAAAGCCATGGATTTTCATAATCAGACATATGGGGGAACTCCTATTCCCCCATATTTAGTTTTAGAAATGATCCCTATCTTGATCATCCCATTCATCTTCGTCTTCAAACTTCTCTGTCTTAGTAAGTTTTGAAGCGCAGAATGGGCAATACTCAGGGTCATTCACTGTATCATGAATGATTTCAAATTCAGCTTCGCATTCCGAACAAGTGATTATGTTGTCAGCCATTTTTATTCCTTACACTGTTTTTTCTTATCGTCCGCCAGTGTTTTTAAATCAACTGGAAGAAGTGGGTTCTTAACTGTTTTTGAATCAGGAACAGGAAAAGTTGAACCTGTTACTTTTTCAACATCAGCGACCGTTACTTGATACTTTGTAAAATCTGAATCAAGTCCCGATGTATTACTCATTAAGAAAGCATATGACTTTTTAGAAGTATCATCAATCACAATTTTAAATAGAGCGTCTGGAATAACTACCTTATCAGCACCAATAGTTTTAGAGGCTGATGTATAGATATTACCTGCATATTCAGTAAATGGATGCTTAGTTGAATACACCCATGCACGTGCAGCTGATTCTAAATTCTTCCAAGTGCCACGATTAACAGCAGGAAGCTGTGGGCTCATGTTAGACATAAGGAATGACTCATGTTCAACCTGCGGATCCCAAGACATATCAGCGTCATTAGCTAGGTGGCCTTGGTCATAGCCAGAAGCCGCATAATCTTTAGGATCAGAACGCTGCGTTACTGGAAGAGATTGGTCTGCAGCGAAAGAATTAGTGCGAGCGACGCAACCAATTGCGTGATCAGGAGTAAGAGTCCAAGCGACCCAATTTGGGATTTTTGCAACAGCATCATGCTCAAGAATGTAAGCAGTACGACAGATAACAGGGTGATTTGCAACAGTAGAAGGTAATCCATATGGTACTTGCACTTTACATGTGTCAACTGGTTTTGGTGGTTGCTGATCAGCAGCGTATGCTGATGTAGCAATCAATAAACTAAAGAGAAAACCCTTTAAATGTTTCATTATTTACGTCCTTTTTTACGCCACCGCCAATATAGCTAGTGATCTCAGTTTCTTGTGGTGCTACTTGAACATCAGCACCGCTTATCCATTTTTGTGTCCAAGGAAGTGGGTTGGATCCACCCTTATAAGGTGCAGGTAATCCAACAGCAGTCATTCTTTTATTAGCAATCCAGTCTATATAGTCATTCAAAAGAACTTCATTTAGACCAATCATTGATCCATCTTGGAACAAATACTTAGCCCATGCTTTCTCTTGATTAACTGCATCAACGAACATCTTTACACATTCGTCTCTTGTCTCTTCGCGAATTTTGATAAAGTCAGGGTCATCTTGTGGTAATGTTTTTAACAGCTGTTGAGTACCAGCAAGATGAAGGTTCTCATCGCGTGCAATCAACTTGATGATCTTAGCATTGCCTTCCATCTTTTTCAATTCAGCAAATGCCCACGAGCAAGCAAAGCTGACATAGAAACGAACACCCTCGAGGATATTGACTGACATAAGAGCGAGCCAAAGAGATTTCTTATGGCGGTAAATATCTTTATCGATAATGTTAAGAGCCAAACGATTATTCATATCAATAAGATCATCGTAGTACTTGCTGATATCGCCAGCGCAGTCTACGATTTCTTTCATATCCATCATCCCATCAAAGATGATCGAGGGGTCAGAGTATACGTTCCGAATGATGTGAGTGTAACTGCGTGAGTGAATAGATTCACTGAATGCCCATGTAAGGATCCAGTTCTCGAGTTCAGGAAGTGAGCAGATAGGACCAAAGGCGGCTGTTGGAGCCCTCCCCTGTACTGAGTCAAGAAGGATCTGTCGCTTGAGGTTGCTAGTGAAGATGTGCTGCTCATGTACAGTTAGCCCTTTGAAGTCTTTAGCATCGCGATAAACGTCAATTTCTTCTGGACGCCAAAAGAAACCAAGCTGTGACTGAGTTAGTTTTTCAAGAAAAGGATACTTCTGCTTATCATAGCGAGCGATAGTTACGGGATCATCAAAGAACGCCTTGACTTTAGTTGGATCTTTGTGATTGGTAGCATCGAATACTGACATTACCTTTTTTCCCACGACTGAGCTGGATCAGCTGGACCATTAGCCCCTAATGGCGCGTAACTGTTTCTACTAATGCTACCAACTGCACCAATAGCGCCTGTACTCATATTATATCCGCCATACGTTCCTGATATTCCTCTAACAGAAACATTTGATGGGCATGAAGGGTTGTAACATACTTCATGACTAATGCCTGATTTACCACACGTAGAACATGATGTCCATGGTTGAGTTGGTACAACTGGTGGATATTTATTTGGTGGATATTGATTTTGTGCTTTTTCTTTAGCTTCTTTCATAGCAAGGTTCCAACCGTCCATGAAACCTTCTCTGTATATGTCAAGTTGACCTTTAATATTTTCAATTGTCACGCTGCTTTTCTCCAGTACTTCTTAGCATCATAATCCATATATCCCTCAGGCATTTCGTATAGCTTTTTAGTTTCAAATTCAAACAAACATGGTACAAGATTATCCTCAGTTTTCTTGTGAACAATAGCGAGTTCTAAAGTTTTTTCGATCTTGTGAAAGATCTCTTCGTTAGTGAGATTAATCTTTTCCATCTTTATCTCCTTATGTTTTTACCATCTTCCGTCGTCTATCATTACAGAGATCTTCAAAAATAGTATTTTAACATCTAGCCAGAACAAACATCCAGGGTCGCTATCACTTTCAGTTGAGTACATCCATACAAATGGACTTCTAAACCAAACAAAGGGATTCAAGTAGATCTGAATATTAAAGTAAGACCACTTGATATAGTTCATTAAATTGTGCATGCTACGCAATTTTCATCATCAACTTCACCAAACTTTAATGGAGAAGTCAAATCGATTTCTCCAGCACCATCGTTGGTATTGAAATAATATAATTGTTTACCACCATACTTATAAAACATAAGCATGTGCTGTAGCATAACACTCATTGGAATTTGTTCTTCTTCATAGAATTTCGGATTGTAAGAAGTGTTGACTGAAATTCCTTGGTCGATAAACTTCTGGAGTACTGCAACAATCTTAAGATACCCTTCTGGCGATTTTTGATCCCAGAGTAAGTCGTATTTGTTCTTAAGCTTACGGATTTCAGGTACAACCTGTTTAAGAACTCCGTCTTTGCTTTGTTTGATGGAGACGAGAGAACGTGGAGGCTCAATACCGTTCGTAGCATTGCTAATCTGTGCAGATGTTTCCGACGGCATGAGTGCCATAAGAGTAGAGTTTCTAATTCCATTTGTTTTAGCATCTTCTCTGAGTTTGTCCCAGTTCATAGTATATATCGGATCTGCCAATTCGTCAACATCTTTCTTGTACGTATCAATTGGCATAAGTCCCTGAGAATATTTTGTCTCATTTGACTTACTAGGTGCACCCTTCTCCGCTGCTAGATCAACAGAAGCCTTAATCAAATAATAAGACCAAGCTTCTGCATACTTATGAAGTAGGTTCAATCCTTCTTTAGTAATGCCCTGATATGTTAGGTCATTACGAGCAAGCCAATATGCGAGATTAATAATCCCAACACCAAGAGGGCGACGAGCCATCGTGGAGTTTTTTGCTGCAAGGACGGGATAGTGCTGATAGCTAAGCAACTCGTCCAAAGCACGCACCACGAGAGTGCAAGGGCGTTCAAAATCATTTGGATCCTTTATCTTTCCCCAGTTAATAGCAGCGAGAGTACAAAGTGAAATCTCACCATCTGGATCATTAATATCATTAAGTGGTTTGGTTGGTAGATCAATTTCAGAGCAAAGATTGCTCATACGGATAGGTGCTAGTTCTTTAATGAACGAACCATGGTCATTAGCATGGTCCACATTTTGTAAATAGATACGACCAGTGTCTTTTCGCTCTTGCATGAAAGCCGAGAATAGATCAATTGCGGATATCGTCTTTTTGCGGATCTTGCTTGACTTTTCGTATTTTTCGTAGAGCGTTCTGAATTTGTCGCTATCTGTGAAAAACGCTTCGTACATGTCAGGAACATCGTTCGGCGAGAATAATGTGATGTTTCCGCCAGTAAGCAGTCTTTCATACATAACCTTATTGAATTGGACTCCATAGTCGAGATGTCTGACACGATTATCTTCCGTTCCTTTGTTGTTTTTTAATACGAGAATATCTTCTACTTCAAGATGCCATAAAGGATAATAAAGAGTTGCTGCACCTCCTCTAACGCCACCTTGGCTGCAGCTTTTAACCGCTGACTGGAAGTGTTTGTAGAAAGGGACAACACCAGTATGAGAAGCATCGCCATTACGGATGGTGCTACCAATAGCCCGAATCCTACCAGCACCAATACCAATACCAGCTTTCTGAGAAACATACTTGACAATCGAAGCAGCGGTTGTGTTAATGGAGTCCAATGAATCATCTGTTTCGATAAGAACACACGAGCTGAACTGCTTCTGAGGAGTACGAAGACCTGCCATGATAGGCGTAGGGAGCGATATTTCGAAATTAGATACTGCATCATATAAGTCCTTTACCCATTTATTGCGTGTTTCCTTTGGATAATTACGAAACAGAACCATCGCAATAAGCATATACGTCATCTGAGGTGTTTCGAAAAATTTACCTGTTACTCTATTTTTAACTAGATACTTACCCCTAAACTGCTCCATACCAACGTAAGCGATGTTAAAATCGCGATTATGGTCAAGATAACCGTTAAGTACGTCAAGATCTTCTGCGTTGTACCATGTGTGTATGTCACTGTCGTAGTAGCCAGCATTGATAACATTGCTAATATGATTAGATAATTTTGGTACATTGTAATCTCCATATACTTCTTTTCGAATATGATAATTGATTAAACGACCAGCAACATACTGATAGCTAGGTGTTTCTTCAGTGATAAGTTCGGCTGCAGCCTTAATTAAAGTTTCTTGTATTTCACTTGATTTGATACCATTATAGAACTGAATATGTGATTTCAATTCAATTTCAGATTCAGAAACACCATTAATACCATCACAAGCCCAATTAACAACTTTATGGAATTTATTTAAATCAATTGGTTCTTTTGTTCCGTTTCTTTTAACTACCATTATCGGGCTTGTGATCATCTCTTACCTCTTTCTTACTGTCCAATATCCAGTGTATCTTTCAATGAAGGAAACACTTTTGTTATTTCGTACCATGCATCAGTAGCTACCCCCCGATGCTCTTTTTGAGTGCCAATAGACATACGTAGCTGACAATAGTGAATCCAACTTCGAAGAGAACCAGCCATATAAAGACGAGAGACAGTAAGACCTTCTGGCAAAACTGCACGAGCCTGTTCTTTTGCAATTCCATTACGAATTGCCCATTCATATTGTTTTTGTGCATATTCAATTACTATCTTTTGACGCTCATCCCAACCGTGTTTGAGCTCTGGATCGTCTTCTACTTCGATGGAGTTCTGTCTGTTTTTTGTATCTTGCAAACGGGCTTCACGAGTGACGAATCCGAGGTCTTGGGTCGGATCCGCATATCTCTGGCTAAATTCTTGGAAAGAGAAGCTACGGTGGCGTAAAATCTGTCTAGCGATATCACGTGTGGTATTAATCTCCATAACAACATGGACCATTTCGAATGGCGACCAATGTTTATTTTGCGCTAGATATTTCAATAACTTAGTTGATGTTAGTGTATTAGACTGATTAGATGGATTACTTACACGAGCAACGTAAGCAATGAAATCATCAATATTCATATCTTCATTTATTGATTGCGTAACTGCAACAACTTTAGCATTATTCATTTTCTTCTACCTTTTTCAGAGTATAAGATCCATTGCCATTGTCAATCCATTCAATATCATCTCCTGGATTCCAACCTAGCTCAGTTAATGTTGGATAAAACTCTTCTGGAATAGGGATATAATAATCACCTGTACTGATGTCATATTCAATACGTACAATCATGTCTCACGCCTTGCTTTTTTCCATCTGCTCAAGAATAAATTCTACAGGCTCGGTGCATGCAATAACACGACCATTGGAAAGAGCAATCTTAGTGTAGTAATCTTTTTCGTTTGGAAGAAGCAAGCCACCAGTGTTAGGGCGAAGTTCACGTTCCATATACTTTACATCTGAAAGATCGACGTAGAGATCAAGTCCTGGGAATGTAAGTTTAGTAAGCATTATATTTTACTCCATTGTGTAAGCGCCATCTTGGCGGCGAGATCTTTATATGTATTTGTATCAATTATGTGTTTAATAAATTCAGGCGATAATCCTGCAAGTACCATATCGTTAATATCCTTATGATCCAGATTGTCTGGCCAGATACATACATTATACCCGTTTAATATCGCTTTGTCAAGCTTTTTTATTGTGTCTTTTGATCTTGGTTCGTTGTCATAGACAATTACCAAGGAAGATTTACATGATTGCTGAACATTACTGAGAGCAGAAACAAGATCACCGCCAGCAGTAGCAATACTATTAGGGATAAACATAGAATCAATTGGCCCCTCCATAACGTATGTAGTTTTATTAAAATCTACTGTATCTAAACCATAAAGTTTTGGAACATTTTCATTCAACACAATGGTAATATACTTAACAGATGATTTACTTATGCTTCTGCCTTGGAAAGCATGCAGGTTCTTATCCTTATCAAAGAAGGGAATAAGGATTCGTGTTTCGTCGCGCTTTAAAGCCTCTTGGGAAAACTTATCAGGAATAATAGTATTAACAAAACCCATAAAATTAGGAACAGCAAAAAGTTTAGCATGATAAGGATTTGGAATTTTCCTATTTGTAATAAATTCTTTAATTGGATTTTCAGCTTTTAACTGACTGATTTTCTTTAGACCCTTTAGAGGACCACTTTTAAGGAATACAGGCTTCTTCATTTTATCAACGAAAGCTTCTAAATCAATCTGTACAGGAGACTTTTCGTCTTTTATCTTTTCCAAAACATAATCATTATATATGACCTGATCGATAGCCTTGATTAGATTAGGAACAGAAGAAGTTGCATTGCAGTTATGGCAGTGGAACAGCATCTTTCCCTGCTTCTCGTAGATATACGCACGTGCCTTAGATTTATTAATTTCGGAGTCTCCACAAAGTGGACAACGAAAATTGTATAAATTTGATCCCTTGCGCTTAAACCGTTCTAAACGACTAGAGATTATACCAATGTACTTCTGCTGCAACCAATCCATATTATTACCTTATTCAAAAGCGACAGTCTTATTATACTGTGTTTATCGAAAAAGGCAACAATTATTTTGTCATAAGCAATTTTAAAATATGATCGCCATATGCAATTAAAAATGAAACAACCGAGAATGCACCGACGTACATCCAAGTCATCTTTTCCATTTTACTAATTTTTTCAGCAAGAGTTGCATGCTGTGCACTAGACTCTTCGCGCATTTTGTTCAATTGCTTGAGGATGCTATTATCTTGTTCTCTCATGGTGTTGTACACTTCATCTATTTGTTTATCCGTTTGTATTCTACGCTGTTCAACCATATCTTCTATGTAATCGTGCTGTTTATCGTGTTGTGTTATTCGTTGTTCGTGAACTGCGATGATTTTATTCAAATCACTAGAAATTTCTGCTAATTTCTCTAGTGTATTTTCGATACGACTGATTCTGTAATTATCTTCGGTCATGAGTTTCTCGTATCGGCTCGGCGTTCTTGATTTTTTTCGTGTCTGGTAATATCACGAAGCCTTTTACCACCTAAAATACTTTTTGCTGTAGTGCGACCAGATATGTTTCCACCAAGCAACCCAGATATTACATTATCTTCAGCAACAGGGTCAGATGGATTTTTTCTTTTAATGACTGGTATTTTCTTTTTATTACCACCAAGTATAGGATCGAACTTAGCAATATTTCCATCACCAACATTATTAACAGCCCCACCGATAGCTGCTACTCCTCCATCTTCTCTTAATCTCATGATTGGCATATCCTTGAAAACTCCTGGATGTGTTGTATCAAATTCTCTCATGATTCTACCCGCAAGTGCGTTGGCTTCATCTTCTTTCATTTGTTCAGATGAAACTTCACCATTCTCTCTTTGCTTGTAGTGAATAAGTTCGTGGGCAATTGTACGCATAACATCAATTGGATGACGATCAGTAATTCTTACTGAAATAGTATTACCTTTACCAGATGCCAAGAAATGACCAAATGCATTTCTAATATTTTCTGATTTACCAACAAAATGAATTTTTGGCATAGATCTAAGTTTGAGCTTTTTAGCTGCAAAATCTATAAACTTTTTAAGGTCTCTTATAGAAGTGTCCATTATACTTTCCTTAATTTTGCAACTATCACATTATCCATATCAATAAGATTAGTATCTATTATTTTTTCACTACCTACATTATATATCTTTTCAGGAATAATCTCTAATAAAACAAGAAAAGGTTTTATGTACTTCATTTGAGTCTTCAATTTCAAATAAAGTATTTTACATAAAACCTCGGGACCAAAACAATTATTGAGAATGATTATATGATTGAGTATTAATCTCTCTTTCAAATCACCATTCTCAATATATCTTGTAATTAATTTTTTAATATATTTAATTCTGTTAAGATCTTCATAAAAATCTTCAGTTGAATAATACTGAGGATTATCATAATTAGCAGCACAAAATAACAAAAAATTCTTATCAGTCAAATTCTCATTCATTATTTATTATTTAATATCCAATCGCATGATATTGGACACTTACACCCGTGGTTGTTGAAGAAGTTCTAATTGTTGCGACTGTTGTATTAGGAGAAGCTGCTTGGTAAGCAACGTTTGCAGAGCCTATCGCTGTAAGAGTAACAGATTGACAAGCTGTTGGAAATGCTACAGCGAATGTTGCATTACCTGTTGACGAATTAGCAGAAACTGTACCCCATTGATGTAATACACCATTAGGTAGCCATACATAACCGTTTGCTGCCTTTGAAGCAGAACCTAAGTTAAATGTATTTGATGTAGTAGAAATACTACCATTAACTGCCATGCCAGTTGAATTAATAACTGCCATTTGTGTTGTTGCAACACCGCCAGTATAGAATGTTAAACTATCAGCAGAACCAACCGAAATACGACCATTTGTAGATGTATAATCAACGACAATACCGTCTCCATATGCAGGAGCTCCAGCAAACGTAGAGTTAGAATAGAAACCGTTGCCTGCAGCGATTTCATTATTGACGACAAGGGTTGTGTTTATTTTTACGTTAGCAGAGAAAGTAGTTAGATTACTGAACGTATAAGCTGTATTAGTATTAAATGCAGTGTATTGACTTGTACCATCTGCAAAATATATGTGACTATTATCAGCTAGCGTAAACCTATTGTCTGAGCCGTTAAAAATCCAATTTGCAGGAGCGCCAGAATTTCCACTATACATGCTTATTTGAAATGCATGGGGTGATGTGATAGCATTACTACCGTCTTTGTATACATTAATATAAGATGCGGTTCCATTAGTAGGATTAGCACCATAAGTAAAACTCATATAATCTAAAGTAGATGGAGCGTAAATGTCAAAACCTGTAGCACCTTCACCTTCTATATTGGCGCCCATCTGAATACCAAGAGGTAAATTTAAAACGCCATTGGCGTCTAAACTTACAGTATTACTACCATTTGTAAGATTAGCAATGAATACGTTTGATGTAAGTATTGATACGTTTACTGTTCTAACAGAGGCATTGCCACCATTAATCGAAGTATTGCCAACGGCATTGTAAAGTAGTAGCACCCGATCAGTGGATGCTACGTTTAATGCCGTTGGTAATTGCGATACTGATAACGAATTATCTGTCATGATAATTCAACTATTAAACTACTGCAGCGTTAGTAGCATTCGAAGCTGGGTTAGCAGCACCAGTAATACCAGTTGAAGTAGTACCATTAACACCAATTGAACTCATTGCTACAAGAGTTTCATAGTGAACACGTCCAGCGCGACCGCCAGTACCTTCACGACGAACAACCCAACCAGCGTGAGATACTTGTGGATAAGTCGAGTTAGTATCAAGATAACCAGTAGCGGTTTGACCTTGAATAGTGTGTGTTTCAGTGCTTGATGTGCTTGGAGCAAAAGAGATATTAGCACCACCAGAAGTGGCAGAAATAGCCATTGCAGTTGTATTAGCAAACGATACGTAGTAAGTTGTATTACCTGTTAATGGTGATACAGGGGTATTACTAGTTGGTACTTGGTATGTTAGAGCATCACCAACCTGCCAGTATGAATTAGCAGAAGTAAGTAAGAATACATCATATGTATTGGCAAGCTCGCCAGTTAATGCAGCAGTTTGTGGATTTAAATTAGCAATTGGAGTATTTGCTAGAGCCAGAGCCTGAGTAGTTGCTAATGATACAACAGTTGAATTCGAGAAAGCAATGTAGTAATAAGCGTTGTTTGCAAGAGGCGCAACAACAGTATTGCCAGCTGGAGTTCTATATATAACTTTTTGGCCTTGTGTTGGAAATACAGTGTTTGCAGTTGAAATAGCAATAAAGGTATTTGAAGAAATACCATTAGTATTAGCACTGAAAGCTGAATTAGCGCCAGTTGGCTCGAAAGTTGAATTATTCGCATTAAGGGTGATTGCAGCAGGAGCAGCAATAGCAACTGTTGGAGCTGTAATATATCCAGAACCTGCAGTTGAAATATTAAGCGCATCAATACGACCAGCATTAGTTGAAGTATTAGCATGAGCATTAACAACGCCAGAAGTACCACCGTTTGTTACAGTAAGTGTAACAGCAGCATTGGCTTGGTAACCAGAGCCACCAAAACTTACAGTGGCGATAGCAAGGTTGCCACCGCTAGCAGTGCCATTAGCTTGTGATGTATTAACAGCAAAAACACCAATTGCCATATTTGCAACGAACGCGCCGATGGTAACATTACCATACATGTTAACGTCTACGTTTGCGCGAGATCCAGCCGATGTATTACCGAAGTGAGAGTTAGCGTCCATGCTTGTTAAACCGCCCTTTGCAAGAGCGTAAGTACCAATTGGTGCGCCATTTGATGTTTCTTTAGTAGTGCTGCTAGTAGCATTTACTGAAGCGTCATTTCTACCCCATTGTGCCATTTTGTTATTCCTCCTAAGAATTTCTTTTTTGTATTTATATTAATTGATTACTGGGTTAACATATCGACCAAATAGGTAGAATGCTTTCGATCTACTTTACCACCAATATTCAAAAGGGCATGATCTGGATCAATGGTTTTTCTGGGTAATGTCGAGCTTATATTTTTATTCAAAAGTGAAACAGGTTCAGCTTTTTTTTCAGGTGCAGGGGCAGGAGAAGGTTTCTTCTCCTGCCCTAATATCATAAAATTGTCACTAATAAGTGGCATTATACTTTCAATCCTTCAGCTGAAGCGTGCATTTTATTAACAGCAGCCTGACGTTCAGCTGGCTTCAAGTTACCAAGATGAGCAACAATTCTTCTACCCATTGGAGCAGTAAGTTTGCTTACATCACCGTTGTCATGTTTGAAGTCAACAGGAACACCCGCCATAGCGCGACCAGCTTGAACCTGAATATGCTGGCGAGGATCACGACCCATACCTACATTTGGATTTTCAGCATCTTTATCTGCCTTTGATGGGCGACCCATTTTTTTCTTGCCTGATTCATCAAGAATAGCAGATGAAGGAACTTGACCAACGTCAGCTGAATCTTTATCAGTTTGTGGAGCAACTGCTGATTCATCAAAAGAAGCTAGATGTTCTAATTCTTCATCAGAAAATAAACCTTCCATTTGAACGCCAGGAACCTTAACCTTCTTTAACGATACTGATCTTTTTTCAATTTCAGCTGTACGCTTTGCAGGTGCATTTTTGTCCCAGCTGTCAATTGGCGCCTGACCTTTACGTGAGTCATGATAGCCTTTCATTGAACCAGCTAAAACTTTTTTAGCAAATGGACCAGCTTCATCAAGTTCAAATTCTTCAGCAGCAATTTTTCTTTGTTTTGATCCAGGTAATGATGCTCTAGTCTCGTCATCACGTTCTTGTGCTTCTTTATTACGAGCGTATTTGTCAAACTTTTTAGCTTGACCTTTATAGATTTTTGAGGCTGCTGTGCCTGATGGAGTATCATTATCATAATCATATGCTTTCACTAGTGCATTATGTCTAGCTCTTTTTGCAAGATCTGATGAAACTTCATCGAGCTCGACTTCTTCTTTAATTCTTCTTAAAGCACTAGGATCTACGATTGTTTTTGAACCACCCATTGTTTTTGGTGGGATTTGAAATGTTTCTCCAGGTTTACCAAGCAAACCACTCTGAGTTGTAATACGAGATTGCGTACCTGTTGCAAATTTACCAAGATCTACTTCATGACGACCATCAGGGTGAATTTTTGTTACTGTGCCTTCATGACCATGAGAAGCAAATCCTGGAGCATGGATTTTTACACGATCACCTACTTTAAATGCTTCATTAATAGCAGATTCTTTTAGTTTATGGCCAGTGGCTGCAGCCTTTTGGAATTTAGCTTTACCATATTTGTGACGACCAATAACAGCAGCTACTGCAGCTGGATTCTTGGCGCCTTTTGACTCAAGCGACTTCTCAAGCTTTTTGAAACCCATATACTTTTCTTCAATGGCTTCAATTTGTTCAAGAGTAAGCTTACCGCTTGCAAGAGCATCCATTGCTTCTTCAAAAGATTCAACAGTTTTCATACCAGTATATGAAAATGGATCTGGATTTTTCTTTTCAGGGGCTTTCTTAGGAGCAGGTGTAGGATTAACTGGTGGAGTTGGTACAGCTGCCTTTGGTTGTTCTTTTGGCATTTTCTTGATCATATCACCAATTGGATCTTCATCATCTTCTTGAAGTTTACCTGCTTTTTTAGCAGCCTTAAAACGCGAACCCCAAACTTCATCTTTTTCAGATTCAATTTTACCGTCACCATCCCAATCTTTCTTAGCTTTTTTAGCAGCTTCGAAAATATTAGATGAATTTGCATCAAGACCAAGAACGGCATTAATGAGAGCTGATTCAGACATTTTTGATTTTCCTTTTTTCTTTGTTGGACCACCATCTTCATCTGCACCTGTAGTGTATTCAGACTGTTTCATTTCTGGTGCAGCTGGGGCTGGGGCTGCTGGCGTTTTATCTCCACCGCCAAAAAAATCACCAATTCTTTGAACAAGATTTTTATTACCAGCGTCAGGCTTATTATAATTTACATCTGCAAATGAAACTGAACTACCAGAAGGAGTATTCGATGGAATTTTTTGATTATAATTTATATTTGGACTTGAAACTGGGCTTGTAGGCGCAGCTGGAGTAATAGTTTTATTGCGATTATCATCACCTGCATCGCCTCTTGGTACTGCTGGTTTGAAATTCTGTGATTGCTGATTCATTGCGCTTCCTGCAGGAGGAGCTTCTGGACCTTTTTGCATTTGGCCATTCATTGACATACCACCAGATTGTGGCATTCTGAGATTATCACTATCTGCACGGCCACCAGTTGGTAGTCTAGCAGCGTCTGCAGTTCCAGGAACTGGCTGTGTACTTTTATTTTGTACAGGAGGAACTGGCGTGTTTGAACGTGGACCAGCTGTTAATTTAGAAGGATCATATGTAGGCTGAACTGGACCAGCTGCAGCGCCAATATCTCTTTGTTTTGCAATTACTGAAGGATCATTAGCACCGCCTTTACGAGCGGTTAAACCTTGCTGTTGATTCATATATTGACCAAGAGTAGCTCCTGGATGAGTTTTTTGAAATGCAGCTAGTTCATCTTTGGTTACTACAGGAGCTTCCTGAATAGCATTCCAATTTGCTTCAGCATTTTTCATACGCTGTTCATTAATTTTTCTTTGTATTTCAGCAAGAGCTTCCTGAATCGTTTTACCTGACATTTTTTTATCCTTTAAAAATAGAATTATTCGATATTTATATTATGCGCTGCTGCCAACTACGTCAGTATCAACGTCAGGCTTTTTCATTTTTGGATTAAATTCAACAGGTGTTTTTGTTGCATTTTGTTGTTTTTTATCTGCAATAACACCTTTGATAGTATGCAGTCTTTCAGCATTTTCATCAATAATTTTACGTTTGATTTCACCCTGTTTGGCAAGCTTAGAAGTTCTATCAAACGGAGACTTTGCTGATTTTGGGCGAGCAACGTTTTCAATTGAAGTGCGATCTCTCGTGCCTTCAGATTCTTCTTTGATTCTTTTTTTCATTTTACGACCATCTTCAAAGTGTAAACTTTCGTTGCCTTGACCGCCCATGAGTTCCATTCCTTCAGATCTTGTTTTCTTTTTTGATTTAGTTTTGCCACCATCTTCAGTAGGTGCACCACTTGCAGAAAGATCTGCCATTGATTGCGCATTACCTTCATTTGGAACAGTTGAATCTTCTTTGATTTTACCCTTGATAGTAGGGCTGTGTTCTTGTTTATTTACTTTTCTTTCACCAGAAATTTTGAGAGCTGATTTAGTATTTTCAGGTGAAATATGTACTGATTTAAAATAAGAACTTCCTGGACGACCACCAAATTTATCAGTGCCAATGCCTAGTTCTTTGATAACTTTTTTAGTTTTATTACCATCTTCTGAATAAGAAATATTTTGTTGCGTAGAAACGCCACCAATATCACCCATTTCTTCTTTTACTGGAGCAGCGCGAGTTGCTCCAATTTTTTTACCATAAAAAGAAGATGGCATTGATCTTGATGCTGTGCCAAGTTGATTTAACGCAGAAGTTTGTGAAGTAGAAGTTTTAACTGGACCATGTTGCGCTATTGGCATTGCACCTGCAGAATATGGAACAGGAGCAGCCCCACCGCCACCTAATAAAGACGCTAATGCTGGAACTTTTTCCCACCACTTTGCCCCTTTTTCTGCAGCTTCTGCGCCTTTAACTTCTTTAGATGCAGCATCGCCTGTTTTAACTACTTCATCACCTGCTTTAACTGCTTTTTCGCCACCTTTAGCTGCATCAGTTGCAGCTACTTCGCCATCTTTAACTGCTTTTTCTGCGGCATCTGTGCCTTTGATTAATTTCTCAGCTTTTTCGGCACCTTCGCCACCTTTCAGTGCGAGTTTAGCACCACCTTCAATGGCTTTACCCACAGTACCAAGACCTGGAATCATCATCGCAGCATCTAAAACACCAGTGCCATATTCACCACGATTAAAATCTCTTTTAGCTGAATAACCAGCTGCAGCTGTACCAACACCTGGAACAAAAGTTCCAACATCAGCCGCTAAATCTTTAGCGCCATATTGATATTCTGGATCTTCAGGTTCATAATCACCAGTTTGTGGATTTCTTTGACCTTTAGCTAATAAAGGATTATATGGATCTAGATAAGAACCTATTTTATTTGCAATCCCCCAATTACTTTTATCTGGAGCTGGTTGATTTGCAGGTTGTTGAGGGGTTGATGAATCATTAGATGCTGCAGCGCCACTAGGTTGTTCTGCAGGCACCTTCATTGGTGTAGGTCCATCAGAATCTTCATATTCTTCTTTTTTCTTAGCTACTGCTTCTTTAACATCACCAATTCTTCCACGTTTCATATTATTAATAGGAAACTCATTGGCAGCATTTCTAGAATTTGATGCTGTTTGATTTTGTTTTAGATTATCTACTCTTTCTTGTTGTTTACCTTGTCCTGGACCACGAAGAAAAGGAGCTGGAACGCCAAGATACTTATCAGAATCATTAGGTGCGATACCTTCATGAATGTTTCTGATAGAATGCTCAAGCGTCAAATGCGGTTTATGTTCTACAACAGGCTTTTCTCTGTTGTAGTTTTGATCCGCAACTGCTTGTCTAATAGCGTGTTCTAGACTAGTATACTTTTTCATTTTAGGGTAGCCTTAATCATCCAATCATACTTGTAATGTTTATCAATACGGTCTTGAAGGATATTTGCTAAACCAACAGCATTTTGAGTCTCTGCCATTTTATTAGCTTTCTTCATTTCTTCAATGAAACGAAGGTTATCCATTTGTAATTGTTTTAACATATTATGTGCAGATGGTACATTTAGTTCGTCTTCAATCTTTGATAATTCTAGATATCGACTTAAACTACCTGGAGCATATGAATCAAGGGTGCGAATTTCTTCTGCAAAAATATCAACACCATCAAAGAATAACTCATACATATCATTTAAAAATTTATGATACTGAGGAAAACTTGGACCTTCGATGTTCCAATGGAAGTAATGGGTTTTTAAATACAATGAGAAGTTAGTTGCTAGAACTACCTTCATCTGATTGATTAATTCTTTCATTTTGAAGCTTTCTTAGTAGTAGTTTTCTTAACAGCTGGTTTCTTAGGAGCTTTTGCTGGTGTTTTCTTTTCAATCAACTTTTCAGTTTTTGTACGTCTTTTTTCATTCTTTTCTTCAATAGTTACTGCAGGGGCAGCTACAGGCTCTAAAATTTCAACAACAGGTTCAACAATAGGCGCTGCAACAACAGGTGTTTCTTTTTTTGTACCAAAAATGAATTTCGCAAGTTTCTTAAACATTTTATATTTCCTTTATTTATTTGTTATTATTCGTCTGAACCACCACCGCCAGAGCTACCGCTCTTGCCAGCTGGATGCATTTCTATCTTTCCAGATGCCATTCTAATAGCAACTAGAGGTGTAGATACCTTAGCTCTTTTACCAGTAGTACCTAATGGAACAGATAATTCATTAATTTCTGTATCTTCACAATGCCACTTACGTAATGCTTTATTAATTCTTGAATCTGGATCATGCGCTGTTTTAGCAGAAGTCAAACGCTTTTTCATACCGCCCATACGAGCACAGAAAGATTTACGACGATTAGCAGATTTACTACCAGCTTTTAATTTAGAAGGTTCAGTAGTAACAGCTGTCTTTAATTTAGAGCCTGGATGTTCGCGACGATATGCATTAACACCAGCCTGTGTTAAACCACCTTCTGGGTTTTTATATTTGCTATTTTGCCAATTTTCATTCATACCGCATGTGCAGTTTTCACATGGTTCGTATAATTCACTAACTACACGTTTGATTGTTTCTTTAGTTGATTGACCTGGAGTTTGATCTTTTAATATTTTAGTCAATTCAGGTGTACCAATAAAGCGGCTGTTTGGCTTAGTAAAATCATTTGATGTTTTTTCTGCACCAGTATAAGATTCTTGTTTTATTTTCTCTTTTTCAAGTTTCTTAAGTTCTTTTTCTCTTTCTCTATGAAAGTTCTTTCTATGGGCAGCATTTGGATCTTCAGGATGCCATGGTTGTTCCATAGATACCATATGTCCAGGAGTTTTAGCTATTTGATTTCCATTTCCAGGAGTTTCACTGATATAATCTTCATTTCTAGCTGCCCACATATTATCTACCATATTGGGATAAGGGCGACCAGCTGACTTAGCGCGAGCTTTTGCTGCCGCTTTTTTTGCTGGGCTAAGATGTTTATGTTTACTTACAGGATTTGGTTTATCCCACACTGGTTTATCTTCCATAAGATCTCCATCTAAATGTTCCGCTGCGAAACCGCCTGCAAGAAATGAATTGATACGATCAAATGCAAACTGTTCAGGAGAATCTCCGAACTTGGCATTCCACATTGTATAGCCTCTACGATATACTTCTTCAAGAATATCGGTTGCAATACCTGATTTTTGTGATTTTTTATATAAAGAAAGTTTGGCACTGTTTGAAAGGCGCACGGCAGATCCTGCAGAATGCTCTACAACTTCTAGCTGAGGATCAAATGTAGTAAACTTTTTAACCATTGGAGTTTCCCTTTAGGCTTATCCAAGAACATCTGCAGGTCTGCCGTAACCTTACTGCACTAACATTCTTATTTATATTTTACATTAGTTCAGAAAAATTAACTTATGTTATAGCAGCTACGAACGTATTATTTGCAGTTCCATCTAAACAGAAATACTTGACATACATCGTATTGTGAGAGCTTAGATAAAAAGATGAACCGCCTGTAGCTTGTGTTGAGGAAACGCCATGATTGAACTGCTGAGTACCGCCGACATTGTTGAAAATAAACAGTTCAACCACCTTACCAGCAGTAAGATTCTGTAAGTTAGCAGTAACAGTTCCAGAATTTGTGTGTATATGAACGAAGTTGTCAGTAGAAAAATCGATCAACACACTGTTTGATATTACGTTTGCTATTCTTACGTTAGGAACTTTGTAAGCTGTCGTTTGGCGTGTAGAATCATTAAACGTAATTCCACCATTTGAATTGTTGGTAAAACTCATACCGTTTGCATAAAATGCAACCGATTCAGACTGAATAGTATTTGAACCAGCTGGTGTTAATTGAAAAGTAATTTTAGTTCCAGTGTTAGCAGCGTAAAAGTTTTCTGCTGCCTGCATATCAATACGACCGATCGATGAAGCATATGTGTTACTATCGGCAGTCCATCCCTGTATGGAAAAACGCATAATCGTATCATTAGCTTGAGTGCCCGATGGAGATAAAACAGTTCCTCTAGCTCCACGACCAGCAATCGCTACGTAAGTATTAGCACCAAAAGCATCAAAACCAATACGAGCTGGCTGACCATCTTGCGCCGTTCCTTGAATCAATGTTCCAGTAAAGTTTCTTGGCTGTGAAACTCCACTATTACTTCCAACAATTTCGAAAGCTGCAGAATTTGTTAAGATTGTATTTGGAGTGTTGATAAGTACTTGCCCATTTCTTTGAACGATAAAAGTTGGGTAGGTATTTGTTCCTTGTGAGTATACAGAAAGTGGTCTATAAAAAGCAACTGAACCAGTATCAGTAGGTACACCTATAGATAGACTTTGTTGGCTATTGGCAACAGTAAGAGTAGGACCTACGAATGTAAAGGAACCAACTGTAAGACCAGAATTGGCTTGAAAATTTCCATTTGCAAGTTCAAATTTAAAAATACCATTGGATACTGTAAGAATTTGATCTGGGTATGATGGATTACTATCTGCAAAAATAACAGAGTTAGAACTAACCCATAATTTTTGCCATCTATTGGAAGTGTTACCAAGAGAATAAGTTTGATTTAGGTTTGGTATAACATCAGAAGGAACTTGAAGCCAATTAACAAAAGTATTGGAGAATGCATTAGGATTATAACTCATACTATGTTCCATCCTCCGTTTGCATATAATAACGAAATGGATTCGTAACTATTAACAATCTGGAATGTGCTAATTCCGTCAATAGTTGAACCATCAAGTGTTGCTATTGTAATAAAGTTTGAAGCTGCAAAACCAGATTGATCTTTAATTAATATTTGTCTTCCTGGTTTTAGATTCTGAAAGGGAAGATTGATTGTCACTAGACCTGGATAATTCACTCCAATAAAATAATCTTTTCTTGTTGCATTATATGTTGGCTGAGTTACCTGAACTGTGTGAAATGTTAATTCATCGACACTTCCTGCACCACCTCCACCAAGTTGCGAATGTCTTTGAGCAAATCTATGAAAATCAGCAACAGATTTTTTTACTATATCTAATTCTTTACGATAAACATCAGGTATTTGATTTGCGATTTTATCAGCATCGCCATTTTGATCAGTGGCTTTAGAAAGAGCCTTGACATATTTATTTACTATATTTTCTTTTGGTAATTCAGGTTCAGGCTGACGAGCAATTTCAACTATTATTTCAGGTTGTTGTATTATTATTTCTTCTTCAACAAATTTAATATCTTTTTTTAATTTAGGTTTTGTATAATCTGTATTTGTAATTTCATCAAGCTTACGGTTCATGCTAGCAAGAATTCTTTTTTCTTTCTCTTTTTTATTCTCTATATCTTCGAGCACATTTTCAACACCCAAAGCTCTTGCCATTTTTTCGAGTAATATTTTCTCATCCATGATTAAACTTTCTTTTTAGCTTTCACTTTTGGCTCAGGTGGTGGAGGATTCATACCGTTATAAACCTGTCTCATTTGTTCATCTTTGTCTTCAGGAGATAAAGTCGAAGGCGACATAGCATGATAAGAATCTCTATCTGCATTCATAGCTGCGTTTCTCATTGCGCTTGCAGAAATACCCGCCATACCTGTATCTTCGTCATCTCTTGTATCGCCATATGGATGTACTGTAATATTAGGGAAGTTATAAAAACCATGTCTACCAGCAACACCATTGTAAGTATTAACTAACTTTTCAAATTCACCAGCTCTATCTGAACCAACGTGTAAATGAGGATCAGTAACACCTTCTCTATGTAGTCTTGATAGATAATGAAGTAAAGTTGGTTCTTCAGGAGTCATTAATTGAATATTAGCATCAGGAAATGATTTCTTTGCCCAATATAATTTCTGTTCAGGAGTTAGTGGATTTTTTTTCTTATCTTGAGTTCTTGTAAGTAGAACAGAATGAGAACCGCCACGATCTGCAGCAGAACTAGCAACATGACCAACTAAACCTTGATGCGCTGCAGTGAATGGATTAGCACGCATGATAGTAAAATCATGAGATGATTGAATATCTTGCGGTTCTTCTTTTAATACAAAGTATTTAAATCTAATCATTCTGGATTCTCTGCTGCTTGTGCTGCGTTCTTTTGAAAAGCTCCCTTCAAGAAGTTTAATCTATTAAACTCTTGACGATTATTCATTTTGCTCATATCACCATTGTTATCTGCGACAACTGCACCTTCTGGACCAGTTGGAACACCACCAACACTATGCGCATATGGATTATTTTTTTCCATTACACTAACAAGTACATTCTTTGCATTTTGCATATGATTGTGTAGTTCAAGAGCCTTTTGAAAATGATCTTGATTTTCAGTAATATGCTGCATCATATCAGCATGCGCCTGATTTCTTCTATCAATAGTTGGCTGTGACTTTAATTTACCAACATCTTTTTCATGTTTAGCATTTAGATAATCCATATATCCCTGAACAGATGGTGCACCACCTTTTCTAATTTGATCATTGACATGACCTTCTAATAATTGGCCATGACCTTGAAGAGCTTCCATAGCTTCAGGAGCCATTTTAGCATATGTTTTTCTTGCAGCTTCCATATGAGCTAGGTATTGCTGCTGTTCTGCAGGAGTATAGTTTGCAGGGTTAACATGCATTGATGGATCAATATTGTTAACATTTGGATCTTCTGCAAATTTACCTCTAGTTTTATCATCAAGCGGTCCAGCCGACATATTACCAAGACCACCACGACCTTTATACTTGGTATGAATTACTATACCAAGTGGCTTCTGCATATTTTGACCTTCAGGCGAATCTGCAGGAGCTGACATAGTAAGTGTATTTGGAGTAACACTTGTCATACCATTTTCTGTTTTAGCATCGCCTGTTGTATGGATAAGATCACCTTGGAACACACCACCTTCACGTGGCATAATCGATGGTAGGTGTCGTAAAGATGCTTTAAGTTTTTCTACAAGACCTGGAGCATGGCCATGATTACGTTCAATGTCTTCATCTGTAAAATTAAGTTTTGGATTTGCATTGAAAGCTGATTTAGTAGCTACGAAAAATCTACCACTTGCAGGGTCTTTACCAAATACAAGCGATGGTGCACCATCCCATTTAGTAGAAACATGAACACCTGCATGTCTACCAAGTAACATATTATGAACTGCATTTAGATGTCTATCTGCTCTAGCAACACCTTCATCGCCATCATAGATTACATTGTCTTCAACATGTCTAAGATGTTTCAGCGGCTTACCAGCTGCATCTTTTTCTGCAGCTTCTATTAAATATTCTCTAAAATTAAGCATTAAAATACTACTCCGCCATGTGTGCCATCATTACCAATTGGTATATTAGGTCTAGGTTTTCTAGGTTGTGGTGCTTTACGTTGTGGTGTTCTAGAAATAGCACCACCCATACCTTCGCTTGCAGCTCTTTCTTCATCAGGATGAACTTGTATAGGCTGTTCGACAGTTTTTGCTATTTTTTTATGTTTTGTTGGTTTTGGTGGTTTCCAAGTAGATACAGGTGCTGCTTTAGCTCTTGGAGCTTTGGCGGCTGGCATTGCAACTACTTTTTTACTTCTTACTTTTGGTACAGCAGCTTCAATATCTCTAGATGTAACTTCTCTAGATGGCGCAACAGGAGCAGCAACCGCTGGTTTATCTTTCTTTCTTTTTACTTCTTTACCTGTAACAACTAAAGAAGATAAAGGATCAGACTGACTACTCATCTTTGCAGTTTGCATAGCAAAGGGTACACCTTTGTGTTCATAGTAAATAGAAGTACCTGCATGTCTAACTGATATATTTTCTGGATCGTTTAAAATATGTTCATGATCTAATCCAGGATTAGCTGTTTCTAAATGCGGATCATGCCCACCGCCAGTAAAATGTCTCATATGAGTATGGCCATGGGCTTCCATTGGTGTGGAATATGCATGTAATACTAAATGTCTAATATGAGCAGCTCTTTGTTCTGGAGTCAATGCACTAATACGCTGATGCATATTTCTAGCAACATCAGTCAATGTTGCCAAATTTCTTCTGCTAATATCTTGTTTAATTGCTGGATTAGATTTAAGCCAATCTTTTCTATTTCTTGGATTAGACATACCCTTTAGTTCAGGGTAACTTTCTTTAATCGCTGATCTATTTTTCTCATGTATATCACCACCACCATATGTGGCTTCAGCGCCAGCATTAGCAAGAGTAATAGGTTTATTATCATCCGAAACTTTTAAGCTCACACCATGGTGTCTACCTCTATGATCAGTAATAACAATATCAGAATCATCTTGTTGCTGTGTTGCTGGAATACCAGTTGCTCTTTCTAAATCGCCGCTTTTAGATGTCCATCTAACATGTTTAATATCTTTATGAGTAAGCTTTAAATTCTTTTTAATATGTTCAGCAGCTTTTCTAGCTCTTTCACTGAAATTTCTATATTGAGGGGAATTTATGCCACCAAGTTTTTCTGCTAGTTCATCATGAACTTCTTTAGGTGTTTTCTTGTATTCATCTTTGTACATTTCCATGTGGTGGCCACCTCTTAGGTGATACCCAACTAGAAGCTCATGTAGTTTACCTTTTGAATCACTATCAAGATCACCAAAATCTTCTTTCTTGGCTTTTTCTTCTATTAAAAATGCAGCAAAGTTTAACATCATGCTTTCCTTGTAGTAATATTAACATCACCTGTTTCTGGATCATGCTGAACATGGTGCGCATGGAATTCTACATCGGGATGTTGTTTTTTAAGTTTAAGAAAATGATCTAAATTATCATGCGAGTCATCATAAAGATGAACTCTCTTGTATCCATTTTGATTAATAAGATCGCTTACAACTGCAGCTTTCGCCTGTGGCGGTCTCATACCTTGCAAATTACCTGCTCTACGAACATGAATTTGTTTAGTATCTATACCATATTTACCCATGTGATGAGCAAACTTATTTTTATCGTCTAAATCAGAACGGGCTGTAAGAATCTCTACATTCTTATTATTTTTGTGAATTGCTTTCATCTTAGCAATCATTTTACGAATAGGTTTTGCTGACTGCGCAAATACATCAGAGGACTTAAACTCGCCGAAATCATATGAATGACCTGGAGGAAGTTGATGTGTATTAAATTCTTGATTTGTTAAAGTACGAACTCTTTGACCATTTGGATCTTTAACGTGTACACGTAGCTTATGATGGTCATGAGCAAATAAAGTTTCATCCATATCAAATGCATGTAATGTATCTGATTCAGGGTCCATTTTTTCAATAATGTATTCTTTAAAAGGTATCATCTTATTTTCCTTGAGGTGGCACGATGCTCATATGGTGTATTCTATATATCTTTTTATACAAAGGATCTTCATAACTACTAGTACCATGGTGCTGTAAAGTTTGATCTCTGCCAATTAATGTTTCATATTCTTCGGGTGAACCTGAAAGGTGTGATATATGCATTGCAGGATCGTTTAAATTTAAATGAAAATGAATTATATGTCTAATATTATCAAGTGGTGCATTTGGATCGCGATCACTTTCTCCCGATGCAAATCCTCTTGCTATTCCTTTAGAATGTGTAGCTGAAATAAATGCAGGTGAATGCATTTGACCATTTTCATCGATATGTTTTTCTGGGTCAAAACCAACACCTGAATATAAACTTACAGGAACTTGAATTCTATTATTATTTATTGAATTATCTAAAGAGTTAACAGTAGGCTTATGTCTCTCTGCTAAATTATTATCCAATAAACCACCATTTAACAAATGACTTCCTAACCCAGTATATTTCGTAATAACTTTAGCATCATCAGGATTTAAATTTTGTTTACCTGTTATTTTATCTGCTATTTCATCATCATGTTCTTCTGTTCTTGGTTTTTGTTTAGTCAAATGACTGTTATCGTTTGTTTCATGCCAATCATTTATATGACCGACAACTGGCTTTGCAGGTTGTGTATCTTCTTTTACATGTTTAAAATGTATCGGAGAAGGTGTAACAGCTTTTGTTTTTGGAACTGAGATATGTTTGAAATGAATAACCGCTGGAATAGTTGGCGGTGCTTTTTTAATAGTTTTAATAAATTGTTTAAATTTCTTCATGACTATTCCTACAGAGATTTTTAATATTTATATAAATGAGAAATGGGGTGAAAAAAAAGACGAGCTTTTCAGCTCGTCTTAACTAACGAAAATACGGTTGAGTGGAACCCCACCATTTGCTCTCAACTATTCCGTGTCTCCTCGACTCGTGCCTCTACGCATTGTAGCGTATACATATTTTCGTTTGATAGATTATTTAGTCATCTCATAGAGATTTAAACTGAGATAAATCAACTTTTTTTAAAATAAATTTTGGAGTCCAACCATCAAATGCGCCTCCAAAGTTAAGGCGACGCAGCATAGTTTTCGCATCATCTCTGGTCTTGAAAATCTCTATTGTTTGGTTGGTTGGTACTTCATGAACCTCGAATTTACCGTGTTTTTCAATGATTTTGTAATTCATGAAATGCCAAACCTTTTACCGTTTTTATCAAAGTACTGAGGAAACTCAAGGTAGTGCTCTATTGCAGCTACTGCTTCCTCATAGGTTTCATACTGACCTAACATCTCATAATCATCCCAACGATCATATGGCACTGCCTTACGCAGGATATACTTTCTGGTTGTTACGATATTACCAGTATATATTTCAATCTTAAAAGTAGGGCGTTTTTTCTTTTTCTTAAATGGCCACATTATTTCTTATCCATCATTATAACATTGCCTGGAAACCCACTATAGGTTTCTTCCAGTTTTTTATTAGTTTCCTCGATTTTACCCATCAACCCAAACATCTCCATAGTCTGTTGTGTAGATAAATCAGATAAGCTAACTCCGCCGTATTTCACCAGCTTCAGCTGTTCTAGAACAGCTGCTAGATCTTTTCTATATTGTTCAGCATCATCCATTATTTAAACTCCGCAAACTTTTTCTTATCGAACTTTGATTTTGGCTTGTTGCGTTCATAATCTTGTTCGCCAAAATTTGTTTTATCCATAATAGGCTTATCATCTATAATATCATCTTGAGCAGATTGTTCAACGTCGTAAAGTCGCATTTTTGTACGATCAATACCAACAACGAACCGACGATGATTCCCTGCATCGTTATAGCGATTCTTGAGCTGTTTAACCATAATTTGACCGAGTGCTTCCAACTCTTCGGACGTTGAGATCCCAAACATAAAATCAGCTGTGGCTGGGAGTCCAAAGGATTCTGATGTATCTTCCAATCCCAAGTCGCTGTTCGAGTTATGAGTTAAAATATCATTAGCATAAAATAAATGATTTCCTGACACCTCAATGTCAATCATATCCATTTCACCAACTTCTTCAATATTAATAATTTCAGACCACATTGCCCAACCTCCCTCTAACATATCCAAGTTTATTGTATCTTGCTTCTTCCCAAATATCAATGCTGTACGATTTTGTGCCATCGTTATACCAGCAAGTACCTTTTCCAATAACCCAACCATCTGGCACTTCACATCCTTTTTTAATAAACTTTCTTTGTTTTTCTTCAATGCTATAGATACAAAAACGATTAGAAGATTTTTCAGATAATTTCTGTCTTGTTTTTTCAGAAAGAGTTGGTCTTGCTTTGGCTATTTCAGAAAGCTTTTTCTTTGTTTCTTCACTGTGAAAATGGCCATAATTTTTGTATAAACCATTTTCAAATCTATGTTTTTTAGTTTCGCTTATTTTCTTTTTAGATTTTTCCGAAAAGTTAATACCTTTGTTCCAAGCAAAACCATTGTCAATGTTTTCTCTTACAAATTGATATTCTGCACCATGATATTCTTTGTCAGTAGTATCAGCAGTTTCATATCTCATATTATATCCTCTACCATCTTTGTGGTGAGACATGTATTTTTTTATATAGAAATTTTCTACCTCATTAGCTATTTGGTCATCACACACATACAATAGTTCTATGGTAAAGTTTCTTTTACCATACTCTAAAATTGCTTCATGCAATAGATGATTATTTTCTCTTGATCCCATTTTTATATGTTGAGAAAACCTTTTATCCAAAGATAATTTAGTTCTTCCAACATAATACATTTTAGGATTTGTAAAATGGTTAGTTATCAGATAAATTTTAGTAGACATATGATTCTCCATATATTTAACTCATACATCTATTTATAATTTACCGTTATTTAACTTGTAGATACTCACCAACTTTAAGACCTTTTTTGAGGCTTTTTTCACCATCTTTAGTTGGAAACAAGTGTTCCTTACTACAGATGATTGTTTTGCCATTAGCAAGAGTAATCTTATATGCTGTTTTCTTTTTAATAGGAAAAATTTGCTTTACGATATTTTGACCACCAAATGTATCAATTCTATCCCCAATTTTAATGTTAACGATATTGGTCTTTTGATTGTTAACAAATACTTTCGTATCGAGACTTAGACAAAATCCGCTTCTAGTTGTTTGAGTCGCAGAGATGAGAGGTACATCGAACTCCACTGCAAGCCCTCGTAGTTCTTCTGCGATCGCTTTGACAAGGGTATAAGAATTGACGTTGGCTCCATGTTTTATCCTCGATGACATGCAAATGTTCAAATAATCAATATAGATAACGTCTGGCATAAACTTCTTCTTCAACTTCAATTCATTAATTAAATGTCGGAAGTTAGCCGAGCCAGCACAGGCGGTTGGGTATTCTTTAACGATAAGCTTACCAGTTGTTTTACCTTTGATCTTGGCCATCTTTTTATCATACAAATCTTTTGGGATAATCTCGAGTTCCTGAATAGGAATATCAAGAAGATTTGCATCAATACGCTTGGCAATTTCCTTGTCGGCCATTTCCAAAGTAATGTACAGAACATTTTTACCTGTCAAAAGATTAGCAGCCGCCATATGACACATGGTCAATGACTTACCAACACCAGTACCTGCCAAGATGATATTAAGAGTTTTGTTTGGTAAACCACCATTAGTGATTTTGTTAAAGTAATCGAGGTCGAATGGTAGACGATTTTCTTTCTTGTGATAGAACTCAAACCGATCTTCGGCGTTCTCAATAAAGTCATGACCAATATGTGTATCAAAGCTGACACCAAGTGCATCGGAAAGAACCTGTGGAATAGATCCTTTCGATTTTACTCCTGTCTTGTCATCAAGGATTTGAATACTTTCCATGATAGCATTATATACTGCCTTTTCCTGACAGAACTTTTCAGTTTGATCGACCAACCAATCTGTTTGAGTATCTTCTTTTGTTAGACCTTCAATTGCTTCTACAACGCTCTTGAACGTGTGTTCATTCAACCCCGTTTTATTCGACAAATCAATCGCCATGGCTTCTTTTGACGGAAGGGCATTGTACTTGGCGACGTATTCATCGATGAGGTTGAATGTAACTCTATCTTTCGGATCAGAAAAATACTCTCCTTTGAGGAATGGAATAACTTTCCGAGCATATTCTTCATTAAATATAAGGTTCGAAAAGATAGTGTTCTCAATCGCCATTTCCAGTCTTTCTCCATCACGTTCTTACAATATAGTTCTTTAGTCACAATCATCTCAAATTTAAACAACTGCAAAATCTCTTACATTACCAAATACGCCAAGAACATAATTTTCAGCAACATCCTGAACGAAATGAATGCTCTTACTTACATATTCTGTAGTATGATAATACTCTTCATTTTGATAAAAGTCAACACTAAATGTGTCGTTGTTGACTTTTAATATCGCTACTCTCGATCTATCATTATTTGCGTATTCGGTTAAAATACTATTCGCCATCTTCTTCCTCCATGATAGAGCCTGTCGCCATCCGATATGTCTTTTCAATATATTGTGAGAAGTCAGTTTCTTTGAAAATCTTCATCCAGAAATCTTTATTGTCAACAATATCACCTGCTCTCATATTTGGAGCCTTAACCTCGCCAGTTGCACGATCCACAACAGCGTACCATCCATTTTTAGGCTTGATAATAAAGCCTCCATCAAGAGCAACGTCAAGCAATCCGCTCCAACGATTAATACCGCCATCAAAAGATACAGTGATAGGGATCTTAGATTTTTCTTTAACATAACGAGACTTTTCTACATTGATCACAAAGTGGTATCCATTGATACCATCGGCATCTTTATCCTGCTGACGACCAAGAATCCAGATATTGTCCGAACCATAGTAAGAACCAGTACCACCACCAACAATATCCTTTGGATACAGACCAATTTCTTTATAGGTGTGATTGATTACGACCATAGGAATATCTTTGAGAGATAGATGCGGCGTAATCATTCGGAACAATGACTTCAACTGCTTTGCGCGAGACATATCAGCAACTGACTTACCATCAAGCGCATCATCAACTTCCTTCTTGGAAGCCAAGTTACCAATCGAGTCAATAATAATCATAACATGATCGTTACGTTCGATGTTCTTCATCTGCTGCATAATATCGAACTTGAGTTCTTCAATATCAGTAATTGGAGTATGAACAACCGAGTCAAAATCAATACCGAATGTCTTGAAATAAGACTGAGGAGTACCAAACTCAGAGTCATAGAAAAGAACGATACCGTCTTTGTACTTCTTTAGATATGAGGAAGCAAGTAATAGTGCAAAGCCAGTCTTGAAGTGCTTTGATGGTCCAGCTAACATGGTTAGTCCTGGAGTAATACCTCCATCAACTGATCCCGACAGTGCGACATTGATCATAGGCACGGAAGTAGGAATCATGTCCTTCTTCATAAAGATTTTACTATCTGTAAGGCTCGCTGTTAAATCAATCGTACTGTTCTTGATTAGTTTTTCTTTTAATGACATTAATATCTCCTAAATCTAAATTATCTATTTTTAGTATACCATAAGTTTAATCGAAAGTCAAGCGTTTTCTATCACCCGAAAAAACTTTCCAATGTTGATATGTGTTCTACTTTCCAATTAATAGCATTAGCAATGGACTTTAGCGGCTCCAAATATGATTTACTAAATTGCATATCACGATCAATATATGAATCCAAATTAAATTCTTTTGGTAAATAATCAATCGCTGCAATTACAGTATCATTGATAGGATTTGGTGTTTTAAGATAAACAAACTTAATCTTATCACCATCCTGAATCATTGGTATACTATCTATTTTATGTTTATTCAATAGATGATTAAACAACAGAACACCCTTGACTTGAATTGGTGTTCCCTTACCATAGATAGAATGTTTATCGCGATACTTACTCAAACCTTTAACGCCTCGAGGAAATGCTACATCTTCAAATGGAAGATCCATAAACTCGTTACGAAAATCTTCATTGAACTTGATCAGTTCCTCTTCATCGCCATTCATAATAATACTTAGAGCTGCCTTTAACTTCTCGCGGCATGCATGAGGCGTTGATGAACGAACAGCTTCGATGCCCTGAATCTTCAGCTTTGGCTTATCATACTGCACACCTTCAACGTTCCAAGCGTTGAGGATATACATCTTCTTTGCTTTCCAAATACCTTTATTGGCAATGGTTTCGCGTTTCATCTTCATTTTCTGCTGATATGCGTTCATCATATCAGCTAGTTCTTCATAACACTTATCCATAAACGGTTGGATTTTACCTTCACAGAAATCATCAATTAGCTTTACAGCTTTAAGCTGATCCGAACCATCAGGAATAAGATTAGAAAAAGTAATATAGATGGAATCAGTGTCTGAAGCAACAACATAATCAACTCCTTGAGTTCTACACACCTTGTTCATGAACTCGTTCATTTTCTTTTCGATCCAACGAATAGAAAGCTGACCTGATGTTGTAATTGATTCGGCATTATTAAAACTAAACCAACGGAAATACTTATTACCCAATGCACCGTAAGCTGAGTTCAACTGAATTTTACGAGCCAATTGCATATTATGATAACGAGAAACTAACTTAGAATCTTCTGGATTTTTAGTTTCCTCATATCGTTTCTTAGCTTCAATCATCAGCTTTTTATATTCTGCTCGTTCGTTATACATCTTTTCCATAAGAGCAGGTAGGAAACCTTGTTTGTCCTTACGGTATGTACAACCATTAGCAGCATAAGCTACCATTCCATCTTGATATTCCCAAGTACCATCCAATAGAGAATCAATTGAAGGGAAACTTTTCCTTTCAACGAATGTTTCAGGGCTGATATTATATTGCATGATCAAATGCGGATAAAGACTATTCAAATCGAAAGATACAATCCAATTATGAAGACCTTCCTGAACTTCTTTAACGTGACCACCGACCAATTCAAAATCTTCTTTTGATTCTTTGAATTGAGGAATAACAATACCCTGCTCAAGTAGATAGTTATGAATGATAATATCCCATGGACGAACGGTAGTCATTGTATCATTATAGTTTACCTTGGCATCATAGGCCAGAGCCATGACTTGCTCAAGGAACTTCATCTTGTCATCTAGTCGGTCAACCAGCACACAGTCATGAATATTATACTCAATAAACTTCTGATAATTATTTTTATATAGATCCAATAGATTACCATACTCTGAGTAATCAATTTTTTTCTCACCAAGTTCGACCTGAGAAATATAATCTAGCTTATAGCTTTCTTGATTACCAAACGTAAACTTACGATATAGCTGATAGTAATCCAAAACAGAAATACCTGCAGGAGAATAACTTTGATTCTCTTTGCCTCGGAACTCTACTGTTTTTGTATCAAGAATATGCCATGGCGACAGCCGCTTGGTTTCTTTATCGTTGAATAGGTTCTTGATACGATTGGTCAAATATGGAATGTCAAAGAACTCAATATTCCAACCAGTGACAATATCTAGATCAAGAAACTCCCATGTCTTTAGAAACTCTTGAATGAGGTGATGCTCATCGCGACATTGAACATAAAATGTATTCAGGTCATTTGTCTTAAACTCACCACAACCGAACACATAGTTTCTCGCCCTGACACGAACAGTAATCGCAGTCAGAGGCTTATCAGCTTTGGTGATGTCAGGAAATCCTTCATCGGCTGCGCACTCAATATCAAGTGTACCGATGTTTACTAGACGAGGATCGTAATCGATGTCGCCTTTAAATGTATCAAAGATATAAAGATAAGGGAAAGTAGTAAGCCCATAGATATCCATATTAGATACATCACTGTACCGTTCAATGAACTCTCTTGCATCACTAATACTATCAAAATCAATTTTATCTACAGGCTTACCATCTAGCGTTCGAAACTTACCATTTGTTTTTGGAACGAACATATATGGAGAATAATTAACTATCTCTTTTGTTCTAAGACCTTTATCGAATCCGCGAACATAAACCTTGTTGCCACGTTGAAATACGTTTGTATAAAAAGCCATCAAATACTCCTTGTATATGTCCCGAGCAAAATGCTTCACAGACACTATTCATTATATTACTATAGATTATATTGAAAGTCAAGTTTTATTAATCAGTTATAGAACGGCCATAATTTTTATTTGCCATATTGTCATATACCAAATCTCTATCATTAGTTTCTTTTAATTTATCTTCTTTAAATCGATCTAAAGTTTTACCTTTTTGATTTTGTCTTATAACTTTTTTCAAGTTTATTCCTCGTTCCGCTGCTAATGCTTGAGCATTTTCTTTGATATAAGGATAAGGATCATGTAATCCAGCTATAACATGTCTATCTTTTATGTTTGGATTTGTTAATGCTACGTGTCTAACATAATGATACGAGTCATTCATCATTCTATCAAGTTGTTCTGGTGTTGCTTTTGGATGTTGGGCGGCGGCTACTCTCATTCTAGAATCAGGATCTTTCATTGCTTGTTCAATGTGTGCAGGAGTTATATCAGGATGTTTCATCGCCTCTGCTCTTACTAAAGAAGAAGGATCACTTAATGCAGTAGAAATATTTTCTCTCGAAAAATTTGGATGATTTACTAAATCTTTTCTTACATGTTCACTATCAAGATTTTTAAAAAGTGCGTTAATATCTTCTGGTGTAAGATTTGGATGACGAGAAACAGCTGCTCTTACAGCTTGTTTCGGATGATTAATATAATCTATGGGATTAGCATCAGCGCCGAATATTACTGAAGGAGCGCCTTTAGGAGCATCATTGTATACATATGGATTTTTTCTATATGCTGCATTTCCACCTGGATAATGAGTCTCTGCCCATTTTCTTACTGTATGACTAAATGAATTATCCGCAGTACCATATCCTTTTTCTTCAGGTCTTAAAATAGTTTTATCTCCTTTTATTTGTGTATCATCTACATTTTCCCAAGGCTTCAACATAATTCTAGAAAGCGGATGTTTAGCTTCATGATCACCTGCTTTGGTAAGATATGCAGCTACAGAACCTTGTTCAACATCATGTTGAAGATAATGATTAAACATACCACCTTCATCGTCTTCATCTTCTGGCATTCTCATGCATGAATTCCAACCACGATCAGTAGATGCACCTGCAATATCATGTGGATGACGAGATAAAACTATTTGTAACCCACCAGTAGATGCTTTACTTGCAGCACGTGCAGGATCGTTTTGAAAAGCATTAACAACGTCAGGCGTTGCTCCTGTTTTTTGCAACAAAGAACCTATTCTTAAGGAGCGTTTAGGATAGTTTGGATCTTCCGCTAATCCTGCAGTATAATCTTTGATTTTGTAACCATTAGATTGTAAATGATTAGCAACATCTGGATGGGGTTGTACAGCTTCACCTGAAGCTTCAAGAGGTATTGTAACTCTGTGTTGATCTGGTGGAAAAATATTATCTGATACTCTTCCAGATTTTCTACTGATTGTTCCTGAAGGGCCAGAGTTCCAGCTGTCAACAATTGACTTTTGATAATCATTTAATTCTTCAGTAAGGCGTGCATCTTTATAGCCATACTTAATAGTTTCGTTGAAAAATTTACTAAATGATCTCATTTTAGCTTCCAATAACTTCTTGTGCTCTTGCATACATTGCAATGCGTTGACTTAAACCAATATCACCACCATTAATACGGCGGCTTACTTTTTCTACATCATCTGAAATAGTATTAATATGATTTGCATCCCAGAACCAACCAGCAGACATAATCGCGCCTTCTTCTGTCTTCGTATATTCTACTACTTCTTCTAATGTTTTTTCAACTGACTGTGCAAATTTCTCGTAACTATATTTACCAGTAACTTGAATAGCACCGCGACCACGGTAAAGATATCCATCACCGCTTGTTTCATCGCCATTGCCCATACGATTAGCATAAATCAAATTGGCAATTTTCTCAGGTTGATGAGCGTAATCATTAGGATCTTTATCTTGAAAATATCTTGGGAAAATACGCATTAACTGTGATGCGGTATAATTTAAATTTTCTTCTAATTCTCTGAAACCACCTGACTCAACACCAATTTGTGCGATAAACATAGCAGGGTTATTAATACCATAATCTTCTATTGTTTTATTGACAGGTTCAACAAATATTGCAAGTTTATGGTTATTTCTATGCTGGAATATATCCATCAAGTTTTCTTCAGTAATCATTTCATCACCTTTATGTAAAAATAGTGGGCGCTAACCCACTATTTATTACTATTTGCCAGTACCATTATTAATTAGTACTAATTCATCAACTGTATAGGGCCACATGTTACTACTCCCTAATATCAGGCCATCCAGGAGTAATCATAATATACTCCATGTACGGCTATTCGATTGCTTTAACTCAAATTCTCTAGCATATTGTTCAACCTGAGAAATACTCTGTGGGTTTCTAGAAATAATATATTGTTCTTCTGCACTTCTTTGCTTAGATGAATTTTTCTTATTTTTAAAGATCCTAGAAAGAAATTTGGTCATATTAATCTCTCCCTTGCAACTCTTGGAATATCATAACGCGAAATTCCAATATCATTAAGATCTCTATCTGTAAGAGCATTTAGTTCTCGGACAGTATTTTTTATCTTGGATTGGCGTTTACACCATCCAAGTATTCTATTTTTAAATTGTGTCATTTTATTTCTTCTTTACTGTTTCTGCTGTGTCAACGATATCTACTTTTTTTGGCTTTTTATCTTCTGGGATAATATTCTCAAGCCAAAGCTTTAACATACCATTAATCAATTCAGCATTTTTAACTTCAACAGTATCAGCAAGAGTAAAACGGCGAGTGAAAGCACGATCAGCAATACCTTTATAGAGGTATTCTGAAATCGGATTTGTTTCTTCACCTTCAAGTGGATTCGGTTCAAGACTACCCCTTACGACCAAAGTGCTATTAGCAACTTCGATGTCAAGATTAGATTTAGCGAAACCAGCAACTGCCATTTCAATGACATACTTGTTGTCGTCAACCTTTGCAATATTATATGGGGGATATCCTGGGATTGCCTTAGCGGCGGTGTCGTGGACTTTTGCAAGAGCTTGAATCATCTTGTCAGAACCAACGAAAAATTTGTCAAAATTAGACGTGTTGAATACCCAATCGTTCATATCGTTTCTCCTTTTCAGCGAGTTTAATTTACTGCATCCCATTAGGCGATGCACATACTATATAGTATTCTTTTTTAGATTAGCAAGGGGTCAATGTAACTTTTTTTGAAATGTTTCTCTTACAATTACAATAACTTCCATTGTATCTGGGTCTAATAGATAAATGGGATTCAAATCTGCTTCCTTGTATGCTTTAGCAGCACTTAGTAGCTTTGTAAAATTATTGTCGCCCCCAACTGATCTGGCAGACTTCTCAATAATATCTTCTGGAACAATTTGATAATATCTATCTTCGTACATTATTAGTCCCATAAAGCACGAAAGTATTTACCAAACAATCTCATACCGTTGGCAATACGTTTTTCCCATTTGTCGTAGCCTTCTTTATCAAAGACATGGGTGTCATTTGGTCCACGTTCCATTTCATGACCTACTAATTTACCATCTGCATCTTTGACTTCTTTCCACTTTACATCATGTTCACCTGAATGGAATTGCATATCGGCCTCATCATCAATTTGCTGAGCGAACGCCCAAATCATTTCGTCGAGAATCCATTCCCAGCGTTTAAAATGATTATCATCAGTATCATATTCAAATTCTTTTGAAGAGGCAGCTGTTGACTTTAGTTCATCTGGAACATCTTCATCATCAGTATTTGGTGCACCATGAAGTGCTTCTTTCAATTTGACGAGAGTAGGATGAATGATTAATGCAAGAGTATGATCGGCCGACCAAATATCATAACCATCGATACGAATTTTGATCTTACGTTCACACCAGTTGAAATATCTGTTGAAGGTTAAATTTAATACATCTTGCCATTTATCAATTAACCAGATAACAACTTTATCTAGCTTCGTATAATTTTCTTCGTCAACCTTCCAACCAAAATCGACATTATGCATCTTTGCAAGATACCATTCTTCGAAATATCGAGTTGACCAATGTGCTTTATGCGGACCAATATATACTTTCATTTTCTTTTCCTATAAATAATAGCATGACGATATAATGGAGGATCGAATGCCATCTTTTTTAAACAAATTTACCATATATGGTTTTATTTTAGCTGCAATACTAGGTATGTTCGGTAGCGCTGTACATATGTGGGTTAATACTATTAAACAAGAAGCGCAACTAGAATTTAATAATAAACAAATTCAATTAGTTCTCGATCAACAAAAACAATTCATGGACAACATGCAAAAAGTAAATGAAGATCAGAAAACTGCTATTCAAGATCTCAATACTCAAAATACAGAATTAGAATCACACATTAATGATATACAATCTTATCTAGCCTCAGCGCAAGCGCAGAAAGATAGCAGACCATCTTCACCAGTTATTAAAAATACAATCAAAAAAATGTCGGATGGCCAATAATGAAAAAGCTTTTAATTATACCAATGTTACTTTTAACTGCATGCGCTACAACAGATGATGGTGTAACACCTAATTTAGTTACTACAAAATTACAAGTTATTCTACCTGATCCTATTATGTATAACTGCCCATTTAATAAAAATCTACCAAAAGCAGAAACATTAACTGATATCGAAGTAGCTAAAACTGTTTTAGAACTTTACAAAAATAATAAAACCTGCAAAAACTCAATGGATTCTCTTAAAAAATATTTAGAGCATGCTAAAAAAACTATTGAGAACTCTTAAGGTATATTTCAGCTTCATGAAGTTGGTATGTTATAAGAATAACAATATTGTTATATAAAACAGTATATTGTCTTCGACCTTTTTTAGTAACTCGTAAATTTATTATATACACAATATACCTTTTTGGCTGGGGGACTAGGGCTCGAACCTAGATTCTGGGAGTCAAAGTCCCATGTACTACCATTATACGATCCCCCAATTATTCAATAACTGTAGCAATGTTCGCCCTGTTCAGCAAGTTCTTCAGCAATACCTATAGCTTCTTCTTGAGTGTAGTTATTTATATCAGATTCATCAATGATAGTTGGATATTCTAATTCATCTGATATATTAATGCAATGATAACAAATTTTTGTTTTATTATCTGCTGATATAATAACAGAAATATCGATTATCTTTTTTTCTTTTGCGTAAGCCGTCCATTTAAACGTTTCGCGAAACCATAATTCACCATTAATTTCTTGTTGTTCCTCTTTCGTTTCACAACGAGTACGAGGAACCCAATAGCGATGACCAATTTCATATTTGGTGGATATTTGCATTACTCAGTTACCACTCGCTTCCACTGACCATCTTTACTCTTTACCCATAGATTACCATCGTCACCGACTGCCATCGATACCTGCTTATCAGGATCGTACTGAGGCATTGTATTAAACATAATAGGACCATTACTAAGTCTCATCATCTCACCATCTGGTTTCTTTACACCAAGAAGTGTTAGGTTTACTGAGTTATGCAATGGTGCACCAGTCACCTCTTCTTTAGCAAAAGCAGCTACAGCCATCAATGGCGAAAGTGCAATTGCTCCAAACAAACTACGTCTATTCATTTACCACTCCGTTCCAACCGTATTACCATTATACTCGTAAATGTAAGAAAAGTCAACACCATATGCAGGTACTACCAAAAGTTTTTCTGGCATATTGTTCTCATTTAGTTTACCTAATGTACTATGAATAAAAATAGTATCAGGAAACTTATCAGGCGTAAGGCGACGAAGGATGTTAGCTTGTAAATTGCATTTGTCTTTTAAACGATCAATTTCTTTTTCAAGTTCAACTTTATCACTGCAATGATTACAATAATATCCTTCTGAACAGGATTCACCATGACCCATCATGTCACCACAACCTAATTTATACGTCATAAATTATTTCCAAATCATGTATAGAAAAAAGATAATAATAAGTGTGTTACAAATTTGGTTAGCCGCCATATCACTCATCATTCAGACTCCCGCCAAGCGACCACGTTCTTGGGATCGTCTGGGTAGTTCTTCACGGGGACCCGAGTGCGCTCCATCTTAGTCACCACCTCGCCGTCTGCGAGCATGACGTCGATGAGCCTGCCGTTGACTCGGAATTCAGCAGGGCTGTTATGGTCTGTCGAGTGAACCATCGGCCGCCACAAGCGCTCCTTCTTTGGTGTCAAAGGTTTCTGGGTACCTAGAACCTGATTGTCCTTCATATGCATCTCTGCAACAACACTCTCAAGCCACTTGTATTTGATCTCGAGATCACTCAACCGTTTCTCTGTATCATTCTTTGGCTTATCTGGCATCTGATCGACCTTGCCATATAGATCTTGCAATTGACTTTCAATAAAAGCTAGTTTACGTTCTGCGCTATAATCCATCTTCTTGACCTTCCTTAATATAGTACGATGCGGTGTACTTGCGATGACTTCTACCTTGCCGGAAAGAACTTGTCGATCTAGCACGCTATCGATAGCATAAAAACTAACATGAACGTCATTTGTATTCAATTCATTAAAGATGACCTCGCGAGTGAATGTCTGATCATCTCGCATCATGTCGATCCAGTGCACTACCCGCCGTGCGTTTTCAATTCCCGTGTCCATCACCATCTCCATAATCAATCAATAAGTCATTATAGCACATTAGGATTTAATGTCAACTGTAGCCAATATACTCACCACAGAAATCTTCTTTATTTTTCTTTATCGATTCAGGATAGCGGTGGCACATGATCTTCTCATTAGAGTCATGAAGCTTCTCCTCAAGCTGGGAGATGCCGATCGTGTACATGCGCTCCACGTAGAAGTTGCGACTCAAAGCCGGTTCACTCTTGAGCTCAACGAGACGTTCTCTCTTACTATTGATAAGAGACTTAATAGAGTCGACGTCGACCTCGATCTCCCTTGAATATATACAGTGCTCACATGCCTTCACTTTTCGTCCTTCCTCATCTTGTCCATTAGAGCCATCAGCATATCGCTAACT